ACTGGTTCCGCTGTCGGAACTAGTAATCGACGCTTCTCTGCCAGTAGTTGTGGTTCCTTCTACTTGAAGTGCGGGTGTGTCGTTATTGCTAAAAAAGCTACGCGCAGTAGACGTGCCAACTAAGAGCCTTCCGGAGCTAAATCTAGCAGTCTCATTGTCACCGGACTTGATAACAGTGTCGCCAGCATTTAATGTCAGCCTTCTCCAGGCAACACCTGGCTCAAGTGCAGTAATGTTCGCTTCATTGGTCGAATCGTAAGAAAACGCAAGCTTGCTGTTACTATTGCCGACAAGAACACACCCGTCGTTAAAGGAATTGCCTGGTGCATAAGCTGTCGCGGAAGATATTTCAAGCTTTCCCGTAGGGCTAGTAGTGCCAATCCCTACTCGGTTATTGGAAGCATCAACGTAAAGCGTGCCGCTGTCGATATTGACGTTGCCACTGCTGTCAACAAACAACCGCCCCGTGCCATTAGTTGAGATGGCTACTTCGTCTGCACCAGGGCTGTAGATGCCGGTGTTGGGGTCTGAAACAAAACTAATTGATGGATTTGCTGCCGTACCAGAAGCAAATACACCTGAAGTAATGGTGTGAGTGCCACCACTAATATTGGTAAAATTACCCGAAACAAAGTTAGCTGTTGTACCAGTAACAGTAGTACCTGTGACTGTTGTAAATCCTGCAGTTCCACCAGTAACACTGGTAAATCGACCAACGTTTCCAGTTACGGTAGCGCCTGAGATTTGAGTTGTGAAGACGCCAGAAACAGCAGTTAAGTTACTAAATTGACCTATAGCACCCGTAATAGTAGCGCCAGAAACCGTTGTACCGCCACGAATAACATCACCAGAAATTGTTCCGGTAACAGTTAAATTACCTGAAATAGATTCAAAAATACCCGAAACAGTAACGCTTTGGTCGATTCCGCCATTAGTAAAAATTAACGTATCAGCTTTTAGGGTGCCGTAAGGCATAACACTACTCGCTCTTTATAACAATAATAACAGAAAAATAATTAGCCTTTTTCCGGAGCTGTTGGCCAAGTAATGTTCCAAGGGAAATTAGCTTGCTTGGTTATGTCTCGTAATGCTTGTCGATAAACAACCCATGCTTGTGTTTTAACTGGGGAATCCGACAGTTGCGTCCAGTCACAATCGATTAAAAGTTGATTGCGTTTTAGCCGTGCATCGTTAGCAGCAGCCGCAGTACGTTCTTTAATCTGTTCAGAAGTTGCTGGGGTTTCAACCCATTTTTCTACCCAGCTATTGTTTTGTAAAATTGCTGTACGTTCTAAATTGACTCTATAGTTTTCCAAGGGAGGGGGTGTTGATTTGACAGGCACTACACCAAAAGATGCGGCGGTAGCATCGTCAATCAATGCGGGAAAACTAGTGTTTGTATTTTCTCGCTTAAGGTCTGTAAGCGTGTACGGGTACCGCGCTACTTTATTATCAGCGGTAAGTTTAACGTAAAACACTAGATAGCTCCCAATTCGGTAAGTTGATCTGCAATGACATCACGAATAATAATGGCTTTAAGTTGCTCAGTTTTACTAGAAGCCAACATATCAACTAGATGATCCCTGAATTCAATCATAGCAGGGTTATCAGAGTGTTCAATATCAATCTTGTCAATAGCCCGAGTGTAATTATCAATATTAATTTGATAGGTTGCAATCTCTTCGTTGCGACTTTCCAAGGCAACCGTAAGAATTTCCAGTTTATTCATGGGTTTTGGTAAGTGACTAGTTCGGACTAAATCTTACTATAGGCCCATTGATTGATGTGTGTATTGGTAACGTACCGGGGTCTGAATATTTGGTACCAAAACCAGTTACTGCGGACCATGGATAAACAAAAATATAAGGAGATGCAGATGCTCCTCCAAAAGCAACCGCTTTACTATCTGCACTGAAAGAAGTTGAGTAAGTACCGGTAGGCCGTGTAACACTAGTATTTGAATACCTAGTACCAAACCCTCCTGCTGTAGACCATGGATAAACTGAAAACCTGTTGGAGCCAATATGTGCTACTGATATGGATGCACCATCCAAACTAAATGCAGGACCCTCTGGCGATGAGCCAGGTACCGTACTAGGATCTAAATATTTGGTACCAAAACCCCCTGCTGTAGACCATGGATAAGCTGTAATGCGGGGACTAATAGAATGTACTACTGCTATGGCTGAACCATTTGGACTAAAAGCTACCCCATTTCCACCTGCTCCGGTAGGTAACGTAAGAGGATCTGAATATCTGGTACTGAAACCCCCTGCTGTAGACCATGAATAAACTGTTATATATGGAGTAGTGCTGTGTCCTATTGCTATGGCTGAATTATCTGGACTAAAAGCTACGCTACGTCCAGTGTCGGGAAGTGACGTACCAGGATCTGCATATTTAGTACCAAAACCTGTTGCCGCAGACCACGGATAAACTGAAACATAAGGAGAGTTGGTGTGTGTTATTGCTATGGCTGAACCATCTGAACTAAAAGCCACTCCAGCCGGGGCGCCAACCGTAAATGTAGCAAGGCTCGAAATAGTACCAAACCCTCCTGCGGGAGCCCATGGGTAAACTGAGACATAAGGAGAGCTGTTATATGTTACAACTATGGCTGAACCATCTGGACTAAAAGCTACGTCATTTAACGTACTGGCAGGTAACGTGCTAGGGTTTGAATATATGCTACCAAAACCTGTTGTTGTGGACCATGGGTAAACATAGATATAAGGGGAGTCACTAGTTCCTACTGCTATAAATCTACTTTCTTTGACGCCGCCTGCAGCCCCCATCATTAATGCACGAGTGGTGGGGTCCATGTTAAGTAGTGTAATTAGTTAAACTTGCGCCACGCCAACGAGTACCTCCGTCATCTGTAACAAACATAAAAAGATGCGTTTTACCTGTTGTTAAAATAGGAGAAACTCCACCTGGCCACTCTACTCCACTGAACCATGTAATAGTACCGCTGGTATGAGTAAGTTCCAAAGTAAAAGAATATGCTCTACTAGAAGGGGTATTGCTTACCGTAAAAGTACTATTGGCATTAATAGTTTTAGTAAAATAGTTTGAAGTAGATAGATCAAGATCAAGTGCTGCAACAGATGTAATATTCTGTGTATAATTACCGACTACATCTACTGTTGCTACTGGAACTGCTGTTCCAAAACCGGATTTACCTGTGGCTGTGACACTTATGAAAGTAAATAAACCACTGGTAAATTGTCCTGTATTACCTGTAACTGTAGTTCCACTAAGTGTTGGCCCTTTCACCGTTGTTGTAGAAACAATGTCCCCACCAGTAATTTGATTAACTGTTAATGCACCACTGATTGTTGCATTGGCTTGAACTAAAAGCGCCCCGGTCATTACACCACCTGACAATGTCAAGTATTTAGTATTTAAGTAATTACTAAATTCATTTAAAGTAATTTTTTTATTTTTTAACGTTGGGTCAACTTCAAAAACACGAACAAGTGTTAGCAGATCTTGTTCTGCCAAGATTGCGCCTTGAATTGAAGGCAGTTCAGTAATCCTTCTGTTGGCCACCTATATCAAAAATAAAGCCTATGTAACTGATTATAGGTGGCCCTAGTTCGAAAGATCTTATTTCACTTGAATTTCAATGCGCGGCAAATTCTGAGAAGCAAACCCCCAGATCCATTGCGTTCCAGTGACTGCACTAATTGATAACGCAAAAATCACAATGAGTTCTGCAACCGTCAAATTACGCCTAATGTAAATAACTTTGGGTTGTCCAAAAGGAGAAACGACTGGTCCCTTGACTGGTTCGGAGATTTGGTATACCTTTTTTTCTTGTGGTTGCTGTTGTTGTGCCATGTATTGAGCAACGGCAAGCTCTCTGGCTTGTTGCTTCATTTGCTCCAGGACTTCAGGTGTGATCTGCCCTGGAATCGGTTGATTCATTTGAGGAGGAATACTGGAAGGAATTTGGTCTTCCATAAAGCATGCAAAAGGTTTACAAAAAGACTAGCATCTAAACAGATTGATTGTTGTAATGAATTACGGATTGCGAAAAGGACTAGAGGACATTGCTTTTGAACTGAAAGGAATCAGGAATGTTCTTGCAACCATGTGGCATTCTCGTTACAACGACGGCGAGACTGACATGATCAATCCAGAGGTTTACGCTGATGAGTACATCTCGACAGAAGAGTGTGCCAAACGTTTGGGGGTATCCGATCAGACGATCAGAAATTGGATTCTTTCCGGAAAGAAAAGGCCAGAAAGCGGCTGGATCTACGGAATTCACTACATCAATATTAGTCCTGTTGGCGGGAACAAACAGATTATTCGTATCCCGTGGAACCATTTGATCCAGAGTTTTACCAGGGATACCAAGCCAAGCTACAGAAGTTTTGTTGAGAGAGATGTGGTTAAATACTCGTCAGAAATGAGGGACTCAAAGGACTCTTACATTCCAAACCCATCCGTTCCGAAGACTCCTGATTTTGATGACCCGGAGATTACAGAGGAGTTGCGATGACTCATCGATTCGACGGCTGGTCCATAAGCGATGTAACATTAGAGAATTTTCCAGAAATTCTCCC